GTAGTTGTTGTAGCCGGTGATCTGGATCAGCCCGCGGCCCTTGTAGTAGCGGCCCGTAGTCGTGCCGGCCGCCTTCGCCAGCGCAATCGCTTCCGGTCTGTTGTTGCCGAGCGATGCGCGGTCGTCATAGGCGCTGCCGTCGGCGATCTCGCGCGTGTATCGCAGCGATCCGGATTCGTGCCCGATCTGCGCCAGGAATGCGGCTTGCCGCGCCGGCGTGTTTATCGCGAATTCTTCCATCGCGGCATTGATGTGTGACAAAAACTGCGCAGCCTGCGCCGCGTTGGCCGCTGGCATGATCTCCAGCAACTGCTTGAGCGTGATCCGGTTCATTTGCGTGCCTTGTCCAGTTTTCCAATAGCGACCAGAAGGACCGCGCCGACTTCGGAAAGTGCGTCGACTACCTCAGCCGCCCCGTCGCCGTGCGGCGACAGCCCCTTGACGACGCGCTCTTCATCGTCGCGAATCTTGGCGATGCGCTCGCGCGCGGCGGCTAGCTGCTCGATCTCGCACTTGATGCGGAGGCGGCGAACTTCGTTCATGCGTCCTTCTCCGTCTGTTTGCTGGTCTTGATGTTGCCCATGGTGTCTCGGGTGATTTCTGTAGTTGTCACGCGCTCGGGCTGGCTGACGATGGCGGTGCGGATTTCGTCGGGCATGACGGCCTCGACGTGCACCTCGACCTGCGGGGCTTCCTGCGCCGGCATGACGGCCTCGACCTCGACATTGACGATCGGCGCGGCCTGTTCGCGCTCGTGGATTTCGTTGCGGATTTCGACCGGAGTCGGGTCTGGCGCGGCGATGTGGTTGTGGACGTCGACCTTGGTCGGCTCCGGTTGGCGCGCCATTACGGCGGCGAACATTTGCGCTGTCTGTTCCTGGCCGTTGGCGATGGCGGCTAGCAGGTCGCGCAGGCCAGTGTCTGGCGGCGGCGCGTCGATACGTTCGCGCAGCGAGCGCACTTCGCCGGTGACGGCGGCGAGTGCCTTGGTTTCCGCTGATTCTTCTTCCGGGCTGTCCTTGACCGGCGCCGGCGCGCCGATGGTGACGCCGAGCTTTCCGGCGAGGTCTTGCGCCTGCCTGATCTGCACCAGCACGTCCTCGTAGTCGACGCCCAGCTCGGCGGCAACAGACTGGGGCGACTGCAGGCCGTTCTGAATGGCGATGATTTTGGCGTTCATGTCTTTGAGCGGATCTACCCACGACCAGCGGCGGCCCTGGAAGACATGTCCGGTGAACTTCTCGGCCTTGCTTGCCGGAAGCGGAGAGCCGTTGGCCAGCGTGACCTGGCCGAAGGCGAGCGCGGAGGCCAGCCAGTCGTCAAACACCGGCTCCATGAAGGCATCCTTGAACCATTCCTGGAGGCTGATCCACTGGTCGCGCTCTTCCAGCGTGCCACTGCGGATGCTGCTGAAATTGACGCCTTCGAGGTCGTTGGCTAGCGCGTGGTAGGCAACGCCGAGGCCGGAGGCGATGCCGCGCAGGCAAGCCTTGACGAAATCGGCGTACATGGCGCTCGGGTAGTCCGGGTCGAAAGGCTTGAAATCGACGCCGGCGGGCAGCACGCCGAAGCTGCCGGCGTCTGCCTCCAGATAGGGGACGCCCTGGGCGTCTTCGCCATCCATCGGCGGCTGACCGTCCGGGCTGGTGAAAAAGCCCATTTTGGCGGCGCCGACGCGCGAGGCGATGACCGCGGCTTCCTCGTAACCGCCGAGGTTGTTCAGGCGCGTCATGGCGGCGTGCATCCACGGCAGGCCGCGCAGTTGCTCGGGGCGGTCTGCCTGGTAGATGTGCAGGATTTCTCCGGCCGGAACGCGCTGGTGCGCTGCCTGCACGGCGCCTGCGGCAATCCCGTAGGTATCGCCAGGGTGGTATCCGCGCAGCCAGTAGGCGACGGATTTGCCGAAGGCGTCGACCTCGACGCCCATGCGGATTTCGTTCTTGTTGCCTTCGGACGGCTGGATCAGCCGGGTGTCCAGGCGGTCGATGTCGATGACCTGCAGCGCGTAGCCGAAAGCGTTGCCGGCGCTCTTGCCGCGCACGCGGCGGACCAGGCATTCGCCATCGCGGGCGACGGCCTTGGAGACGAGAATCTGCAGGTCACGGAAGGACAGGCGGCCGGTCACGTCGCAGGTGCCGCGCTTGCACCAGCGCGCCCATGCCTGCTCGATGGCGTCGTTGGCGCCGGAATCCGGCACGCCGGGCTTGTCATAGACGCGCGCCTGCAGCGTGAAGCCGGTGCCGCCGACGACATTGGCGGCGACCATGCCGACGAAGCGCTTGGCATAGTCGTTGTTGTTGCACAGGTCGCGCGAACGGGCGCGCAAGGTATCGAGCGCGCGGAAGAGGTCGGCATTGGCCGAGACGTTGCTGCTGCCCCAGCCGCCGCTCAGGCGGTCGAAGCGCGCGGCGGCGAAGTCACGGCGACCGCGGCGCGGCGCATAGCCGAGGCGGGATGCGATGGTGTCGAGCCATTTGGCCATGCAGTGTCCTTAGTTGCCGGTGAAACGGACGTACAGCTTGTTCTTGCCGGGCAGGCCGGAGGCCAGGCGCGCGGCATCGTCCTCGCGGGCGACTTCGGCGCGGTAGCGGTCGAGCAGCATCAGCAGGTCTTTCACCGAGATGTATTTCATGCGCCGTCCGGCGATTTCGTACTCGGCGACGGCCGGGTCGCGGCCTTCGATCCACGCTTGCAGCGCGGCCAGCGTCTTGCGCGCGTGGCTGCGGTCATCGAGCGCCGCCGTGGCGGTGCCGCTGCGATAATCCGGTTCGACCTCGAGCGTTCCTTCGTCGACGGTGTATTTCTCGGCACCGGATTCGACCCAGGCGATCCACTGGTAGGAACCGGCGGCATAGGCGCCCGTGGTGGCAGCGGCGACGGTGACGGCGTGGTCGGTGCCGTCAGCCGTGGCGGTGATCTCGAAGCCGCCGGCGGCGTTCTTGAAGCGGTACTTCAGCGTCCACGTGCCGGCCGGGTAATCACCCAGCGTGCGCGTCCATTTCCAGGTATCGCCGGCACGCAGGCGCGCGGGTTCGTCAGAGGGGATCGTGGCAGCCATAGCGAGCAGTTTCGCGGCGGTCGACTCTAATGTTCAGGGGGAAGATTACAGCTAGGCGCGTCATTTCTTCCCGCTCACAATCTTGAAGATCATCGACTGGCTTAGCCCGAACTGCGTGGACAACGCCTTGACGTTGTGTCCGGTGTATTGCAGCCGGATCGCTTCGTCTCGGTCGCGGCGGGCGCTGACGGGCTTTTTCGGGACGTAGAGTCTCAGGGTCTCGCCGGCGTAGTCGCGGCGCAGAATCCTTTCGATGGTGGCCGGCAGGCGCTGCCGAACGACTTCGGAGACGGCCTGGTCAACGTGCGGGACGAGTTCTGCGGCACATGCTGTGGCGAGGTTGCGGATCATGTATTCGGACATCGGTTGCTCCTACCAGCGTTTGACGGAAAACCCGCCGGCCGGCTTGATGCGGCGCGGCGGCGGGGCGGATTCTGTTTTCTGTGCTTTTTCGGTGTCGACCGCGACAGCGGCGGCCGGCTGGGCAAACAGGTCGCCGCTGGCCGGCTCGAGTGCGGCTTCCAGGCGCGCCCATTGCGGCTCGCGCCAGACGTGGACGCGCAGGCTGGGGTGGTGGGCGGCGGCGAGCGCGTAGCACCAGGTGTCGAGCGCTTCGTTGCGCGGGCGGACCTTGACCCATTTGCGGCGATTCGGGTCCCAGACTTCGGCGGCGAGCTGGCTGTAGAAGCTGGCGTCGAGACCCTGCGGGAAGCGGATCATGCGGTCGGCCTCGAGCGGGCGCTTGCCGTCGGCGGTGAGGACGGCAAACAGCACGTGCTTGGCGGTGTCGGCGCCGACCAGCCAGCCCTCGGCGCCGTGCTTGATGGTGCGTCCGCGCACGGTGACGTCGAGCTTGCTGGGGCGGTTGATGATTGGCTTGCCCGGCGAGCTGGCACCCTTGACGGCGATGACGCGGCCACGGCGCAGGCGGGTGTAGGCCAGCACGTGGTCGGTGAGGTAGCCGCTGTCGATGGCGGCCATGCTGATCTTCATGGGCAGGCCGCGGCTATTGATGAAGGGCGGCGCGAGGAAGGCGTCGAGCGCTTCCCAGCCGGCGTCGGTGGTCGGGTCGGCGGGCAGTTCGTTGTAGTCGATGACCCATTGCTGCCCTGCCCGGCCGTGGCCGATGACGAGGATGGCGAAGCGGTCCTTCTGCACGTCGATGCCAGCGGTGAGCAGCAGGCAGCCGGGCGGGATGGTGCGCGGGTCGTAGTCGCTGGCGCGCGCGGCGAGGTCGTCTTCGCTCAGTTTCTCGTTGGGGTCGGCGACGACTTCGCCCAGGCGCAGGTTGACGAAGGTCTTGATGCGCGCGGGGTCCTTGACGCTGTCGAGCCACAGCGCGGCCAGCTCGGCCCAGGTGTAGCCGAGGCCAATCGGGGTGTAGAGGCCGTTGATGTGGAAGCCGGCGACGGCGCGCTCGGGGTGCGTGGCCACCCAGCGGCCAGCGGCGAGCATGGCGGTCTTGTGGTGTTCCTCGATGCCGACGCCGCAATCGGCACAGTGATAGACGGCCAGCTCGGGCTGGCCCTTCGGCCAGCGCAGGTTGTCCCAGACCAGGTGCTGTTCGTGGCCGCAGTGCGGGCACGGCACATGGTAGCGGCGCTGGTCGCTGGCCAGCCATTCCTTGTTGATGCGCGACAGGCTTTCGATGGTCGGCGTGCTGACCAGGAAGACCTTGCGGCGCGGGAATGTGGTGGTGCGCGCTTCGGCCAGGCTGATCGGGTCGCCCTCGCCTTCCAGCTCGGCGGGATAGGCGTCGACTTCGTCCAGGAACAGGTAGCGGGCCGGCATCGAGCGCAGCGATGCGCCGCTGTTCGCGCCGCTGATGACCATGACGCCGCCGGGCCATTCCTTGAGCAGCGTCGTGTTGCCGGAATCGCGGGCGCGGGCCGGGGCAATCTTCGCGCGCAGCGTCGGCGCGTCCTCGATCATCGAGGCCAGGCGCTGTTTTGACCAGCGCTCGGCCATATCGAGCGTCGGCTGCACGACCATCATCGGCGCCTTCTGGGTGTCGATGAACCAGCCGACCCAGTTGTTGCCAATCTCGGTGCCGGCGCTTTGCACCGACTTCATGAAGACAACACGCTTGGCCGGATGCTCGGCACTCAGGCATTCCATGATTTCGGCCGAGTACGGCACGCGGGTGGTGCGCCAGGGGCCCGGCTCGCCGGCGCCCTTGGTCGGCAGGCGGCGGTGCGCGTCCGCCCAGGCCGTCACCGACAGGCGCGGCGGCGGCTCGATGCCGGCGGCGATCGCTTCCGCAGCATGCAGGAAGCCGTCGCGCATGGCGATCATCGCGGAATCAGGCGCGCCCATCATCACCGTCGAACTTCAACGACCGGGCACCGGCCGCGAGGTCGGCCAGCACCATGTCGATCTCGGCCGTCATCAGCGCATGGCACTGCTGCGCATCACCCTCGGCCGCGACGCGCTCGGCCAGCTTGTCCGGCATCTTCTCGAAAGCCGCGCGGGCCATCGCCGCCCAGGTCGTCACCGCCCGCGTCACCCGCGACGCCTCGACCAACTCGCCGAGTGCCTGGCGCTCCTTCAGCTCGGCCAGGTTGGCTTCGTGCGTCTCGCGCTTGGCCCGCGCCGATTGCAGGTCATAAGCGCCGTCGATGATCTCCGCCACCTTGGCCGCCGCCGTGCGCGCCACCGGAGGAAGAGCGACACCCGGCGCCAGCTTTGGCGACAGCTTCTGGTCGATGTTCGCTGTGTACCACGCAGTAGCCTTGTCGTAGGAATCCACAGGCATCCCCTGCGCCTTCAACTGCGACACCCGCCCCGGCGTAATTCCCAGGTGCTTTGCGAGATTAACCCCCTTCGGACTGGCCATTGTTTAGTCCCTAAACATTTC